ACTGCTTGTGCTTCTTTAATCTGTGCTATATACTTTGCTTCTAGTGCATCGTAGTAGGGGTTTCCTATATACGCCATTATTTTTCTCCTAATAATCCTCTCAGAAATCCATTCTGATATCTAATCCTCTGATTCTCATTTAACATAGCTGGTAGTGAAAATGGTACTAGCAAGATAGCAAAGATAAATACTACGCTGTAGGAAATAAACCATTGTTTTCTTACTATATGCCCATGAGGAATTCTCCTCATCACAGGATAATAAATTGTGTAAAGTTGTAGTAACCATGCAGAAAGCCACATGGCTACAATATATTCTGACATAAATGTCCTTATTACATATACTCTTGTAAATGTCTTAGACTGCCCATCTCATATGATGCTAAACAATATTGTTTACCAGCATGGGTTAGATGTGGGAAGTATGTGTTTTTTAAATCATCTTGTGTACACTCTATTGTATCTACAAGATATACTTTGTAACCCCTCTCGTCTGAGAGCTCAGGTTTTAATTCTCTTTTTACTATCGCTGGATAGTTTTGTCTGATTGCCCAAACTCTTTCTTCAGGTTGAAACTCATCTGCTACACACTGTTCTGGTAGCATTGCGTTCCTTCTTCCTTCATAGTCGGTCATTGCCAACTTTTGTGGTACTCCGATTCTATCGATAATACCTTTGACAAACGCTGGAGACCTGTATAATGATTTAGCGATATCACTTATATTATCTCCTTCCAAATACATTTGTACTGTAGTTCTAATTTCTTGTGGCGTTGCCGCCTTACCTCTGTTCTGTGCTTTTCTTTTTGCACGGAACTCTTGCATCTCATGAAACTCTCCAATGATATTACCCAATCTAGTGGTGTTGTAAGCTATGTTTAGTATACTACATGCTTCTTTCTTAGTGATTGGTTTACTACCATCGGTAGGGTTTAATAACTCAATTACCTTGGTTATATTTGCTTGTGTGAGATTTTCGTGTTTTTTCGTTCTCATATGTTGCCCCTAATAAAATAATTCCGTAATGTAAAATCTTCAATAAGTCTGCTGTGTTCTTTCCATCTTTCTTTCCATATCTCTGTGCATACTTTATTATGTTTCCTAAACAGAAACCTTCTCCATGCCCTGCGTCAAATATGAACTCAGTAGACTGTATCTTATTCATACTATAATGTCCATCGTATGTGGACTCAATATAGCTTTGAAGCGTTTTGAGTGCTTCGTCCTCGTTAAACTTATTACTGTTGTATTCTGTCATCATAGTCCCCTTGTTCTACCATGAAAAAGCAAACTTGTACAAGTCTGCCTGTTTGTTTATCGTAGCCCCACCCTGCATTAGAGGGAGCATGCCAGTATCTTGCTGGATATACTATTGCTCTGTTGTATATATTTGCTGAGAACATATGGATATCAAAGTTAGGGTGTCCTTCCCATACATCTTTAAATCCTGTTGTACTGTCAAAAGTCACGTCCTTTGTTTTCCATATGGTTTTTGATTCTCTACTCCTAAAAAACGCAGTACCTGCTGTAGGGTCTGGCTCAGGAGATAGATATATAACTGCTGCATACTCTGTCCCACCATATGTAAGTTCTTTATTGACATTGGTTGCATCATGATGAATCCAATTTTGTGGAGACTTATCTCGTACAGTTCCTAAAGTAAAAGCACAGTTGCTAGTATCGTGTTGAAAGTCGATTATATTTCTATTCAACATATGCGATAATCTATTTCTCACATATAGTCTGTTCTGTTTTGAGAAAGTTCCTCTACTTCGTTGACCTGGAAACTTAGTTTGTTTTCCTTGTTGCCCTGGATGAAAGAACATAGCAAGTGCCTGTTCTCTCACTTTATCAGGGTCAGGGTAGAAATTTTCTTCTATTACTATTCTCACTTTTGCAATTCATTTAAAGTTTCAATTCCACCAACTATTTTTAATAGATACTCTTTCTTATCAGCTAATTCTTCTTCTAATAAATGTATCTCTTGTCTAGTCTTTGCTTGTTGTGTCTCTAAATTATTTAAAAGCATATCAGATTTAGACATAGTTTCTAGTGGTTCGTTTGTTATTCCTAATAGTGTACTAAGAGGTGTGTCTTTTCCCATGTTTTCTTACTCCATTTCCTAGGTGTACTTCGCTGCCATCAGACTTTCGCATGATGATATTTCTAAAGTAGTTTCCTCTTTCTAAATATGTTTTAATGGCTTCTTTTTGAGCTTTCTCTGAAGTGCCATCGTTAAATGTGAAGGTATATCCTCCAGCTTCTATCTTAATCATTTTGCTGTTATTCTCTCCTCATAGTCGGCGTAATCTTCATTCCACCAATGAGGCTTGTCTCTGTGAGACCATGCTGCAAATGTAGCTTTGTCAAGATGGTAGTAGTCCCGATAACTCTGTATAGGATTATCGTAGTCTTTCAATTCATCTGGCATTGCTAGTCCAAATTCTGTAAATCCTAGTCTGGGCATATTCTTTGGCTCAGGTAGTTTGTTTACTACTTCTACTATAGATTTGTGTTGTTTACCATAACGATAGTGGTACTCATCATTCAATGCGTTAGCATAACAATGAGTCCACTCAAAGTTATCCAAGCTCGACCTTACCCATATCGTACACGGATGATTATACATCATTGGTAAGTATGGCGTGAGCGGTCGCTGGTCAAGCGGTAGGTGCTTAATCTTGGCTTTCTCACTATTTAGTACCTCACGTTCGTCCTTGTCAAGCGCACGGGGTACAAAGCCTAGTTTGTCGTCAATCCATATCGCAGTACATAAGAGTTGTGCTGCCTCGAGAGGCATCTTTACTATGTGCTTGTCGACATGATACTCAGCGCATTTGTCTAGGTCTTCATCTAAATAAAACAGGTTCATGCTATCCAGCACTTATACTTGGGACATTCTCCAGATGTTGTGTCTAGGTCTGTTCCGCAGTGTTCGCACTCTCCAATATGAAATTTGTCAAACTCTTTTGTCTCTGAGTTCCACATATTGACTGTTTTGTGTTCGTTGTTATCTGTATTTTTCATATGTATATTATACTAAAATTATAACCATATGTCAAGTATTATTTTCTGATTTGTTACAATATGGACACTTCATGCCAACAGGAACGTAGACTACGTTCTTAACCCATCGACAGAAGTGTTTCCACATTGAGTCCATTAATTTCCGTTGATTTTATCCTTTGCTGTACCAGCATAAAGACCGAACCAAGCAGCACCTGCACCAACAATCACAGAAATTAATCCTGACTGTTCGAGTGTAGGGTCTGGTAAATCCATGAACCACATTGTTGCGTAGTATAGTAAGAAAATGTATACTGAAAGAAAAGCTCTAGGGAAGATTCTCCATGCGTCAATCATATTCGATAAGAATATCCAACGTTGCCATGGATTGTCTGGCTCCTTATTTGCTTCCATTTCTGTAATCTTAGCTTTAAGATTACTGTTTTCAGTTACGAGTTCCATAAACTTACTTAAGTCTATTTCTACTTCGTTCCGTGACATATCGCCACTGAATCGTTCATCTGCCATGTTACTCTCCTATGGCTTCCAATCGTACCAATTATTCCTTTTGTAAGGCTTTCCTTTCAACTCTGTGAAATGAAAACTAATTGATATTCTTGGGCTTAAAGTATCTACTTTATGATACTTCTTTTTCGGAATGTAGAGTAAATCCCCTTCATCCAAATCAATAACTTTTTCTAGTGTTGCATCCTTTGGTCGGTATTCTTTTGTTGCAAACTCTTTGTAAATGTACCACCGTATCTTTCCTCTAACATGAAATAGAAAGTTATCAGTGGAGTCAGCATGAATAGGAAAACACTTAGCTTCTTTATTATTACTACAGTAAATGTTTGCTTGTCCTATTCCATAATGCTTTTCAAACTCTTGGCATTGTTCCCACATCTCCTGTGTTAAAAATTCGCTGAGAGTTAGAATGAACGAACTTCCATCCTTCCATAATTTTAATAATTCGTCTCTAGTCTTATACTCTTTGGATTTTTTCTTGCACCATTTATTTCCATCAGGTAAAACAACCTGCAATTGTGGGGTTCTATCCCAAGCACCTATTTTGTACTGATTTAAATAGTTATCCAAGTCTCGCCAAGAAAAATAATCTTTGAAAATATTTTCTTCTGACTTGATGACTAAACACTTCTTACCTTTAAATTCTCTATTGAATCTTTCTATACCAATGGGAGATATTAGTTCTTCAAACTTCATCTAACCACTCCTGTATATGCTGTCTTAAATCGATTTTAGGACTCCATCCTAGTTCCTTTGTCTTTTTCGTCAAAAGTGAACTTGTTGTTCGGTTTCCTTGTACTTCTGGAGTCATGCGTATTTCTGCGTTAAACATTTGAGCTACCTGTAGCATAGAGTAAGACTTTTCTGCTCCTATGCCAAGATTGTCTCCTGTTCCTTTTTCAGCAATTATCATTAATCCATCTACTATGTCTTCAATATGAGTAAAATATCTTCTTTGGTTGCCAGGAGATGTAACTGGTAAAGGTGAGCCTTGTTTGGCTAATTTTTTCCACTTAGCGATAACTGTTGCTAAATTACCAGTAGAGGTTTCTGTTCCTCCATATACATTATATAAATAACATATAGCATAATTCAACCCAAACCATTTACCACTAGCCTTTATCAAGTCTGCATTTCTAGCTTTGCTCCAAGTGTACGGAGAGAGATATGCCCCTTCACTTGCTGTTACACTGCTTGTGCAGGTATAAATTAGTTTTGCATTACACTTGATTGCAAACTCCACAACGGAAGTTGTTCCAGCTACATTACTTTCCCAGACCTTTTTGACATCTTTAAAACTGGTTTCTACTCTTGAATACTCTCCTAAATGAAATATCCAATCAAACTCAGGTTTTAATTGTGAGATGTTTCTTGTTCCTTCTAACTCGTATCGTGCGTCTAGTCTATCTCTCTTTTCTTCTCCAAATCTCCATGTATCTAGTATGGTTACTTGGTGTTCTTCTTTAATTAATCTTTTTGCAAGATGATGTCCTACAAAGCCTTCTCCACCTGTTACTAATACTTTCATAACTGGTTGACTTCTTCTAATAACTCCCACCAAAGGGCTGCAATCTCAGGACGCCAATGAGTAGCTTTTGCTGCTACTAAATACCTTGGATGCCAAGGTTGATAACTTAAAGCAGTCAAGTGTATTTGCCAACATTCATCTAATTCTAGTAATTCTTTTCCAAAGTATCCTTCTCCTTTAGGAATTATACTTGTATTTGCTCCATCAAAAGAGTTCCATCTGCAATCTAATTCATGTACCCACTTGTCTGACTCGAATCTATTTGGAGAGCCAAGCCGTTCCATGAACGTCCATTTATAACTTCCTTTTTCTGTAGGAAAATTCTTTATTTCATTTAAATCAAACCAATCTATTGCTTTCTCACAGTCTATAAGCCACACACTATCACACCACCATCCTTTGGGATTTTTATCGCCATTGTCTTGTTCTGCATCCCATACCATCGCAAAAGGTTTGCCGTACATATTTTCTGTCCATAGGTCATGAATATCTCTTAGATTTATCATGTCTACATCCATATATATTGCTCGACCTTTTCCCTCACACATTAAAGGAATTGCGTATCGAAAACAAGAGAAAGGAGTTCCCCAAGCATCCGTGTTCCAACCTTCAAACATACTCGGTCTAAGTACTGTAATATCTAACTTTGCCTGTGTATTCTTCAAAAGAGAATATTTTATTACTTTCAATGCAGCTTCGTCCATATCTTCACTGGCTCCGATAAAAATTTTCACAACATCATTCTTTAGCGTAACTTCACTAGGATGCGTGTACCCCGCTGGGGCTGGCTTTCTATCTGTTACTACTAGGTGTTGCTCTCTCCAATTTTGTACCATTATGCGTACTCCACTAATAGATTTGTTCCACCATGCCAATTAGTAAATACTATATTTCCTAATACCGCCATTTCTTCACTGATTTCTTGTACCATTATATCGTTATCTGACAAATTCTTTTTCCATTTTTTAACTTGATTTATTCTTTCTAAAGACGATAATAACTTGTTCCAACTCTTGCTTCTTAAAACTACAGTTGAATCTTTTATATTAAACAAAAGTGCTTTTTTTCTGGTTGGAATATTAAAACTTTTTTCTGTATGTTGATAAATAGTTATTTTTATTGGAAATGTGTAGTTTTCCTCTACATTAGAAAACTCTGCGACGAAATTGTTTTTATAGTTGTACCACGCAGGGTGCGTGTTATGATATACATAGTCGGGTCGACTATCATACTTGTATAGTAATATCGAATTTCCAAAAGGCAATATAGAATCATGACTAGCTACACCAGTATCTATAATTCTATGTATCGTTTTGTTTAAGTTGTTTGAGATTTTCAATTTCTTTTTCCAGTTTTATTATTCTATTTACTAGAGGTTGATAACCATCAAAACCTTCAATTCCACACTTAGGGTGTGCTAAGTCCTCTAATATAATTGTTCTATCTTCTAATTCTTCTAGCCATTCTTCGTTTTCTTCGAATCTAGCCTGTGCTGGAGGGTTATTATCAAACCAATCAGCATGCTTTTGCATTGCTCTACGCCAAAACAACATTCTGAAAAACTTAGCCATTTTTTGCTACTAATTTGGTTATTGTTCCTTTGTCTTTTATATACTCACATGCAATTTTAAATTCTTCATGATATTTAGAATTTATACTAATATCAATTATAAATCTATGAGTTTTACCTGTATTTCTATCGCACATCCAGTTTAGTTCATCATGTGTGCCTACTAAACAAGTCCAGTTCTTTTGTTGTCCAATACCTTTTGAATCTGCGTACTTAATATACTTACCACCATGAACAAATCTTGTATGACCTTCACCAGAGTTCCATATAAATCTTATAAAGTGTCTAGGATTTCTAGCACCCCATTCCCATCCTGTCCAACCCCAATAAGGTGGTTGAACCATGCAAG